ATGAGCCGGGCCACGTTCCGGGTGGGCCGTCGCTTCTGTAGCCGCCGCTCCACAATCCCAGGCAAGCCACATCCGGCATCCATGCCAGCTCCCAGACAAGAGAGATGGTAGACCACGGAATGACGGTGATATCCCCATCGACGAAAACGATGAACTCCACCCCCTCCTTGGAAGCCTCGTCCAGGATCTGGTTCCGGCTCACGCTCACCCCTCGCAGGGACGAGTTCGTAATGAAGCTGTACGGGCAGCCGGACTGGGCCAGACGGGAGCGCATCCTGTCCCTGTAGTTGTCCCCGCTCCCGCTGTCTGCCACGATCAGCAGAGCGTCCGTACCGAGCGCTCGCCAGCGCATCGTCTCCCGGGCGGCCAGCTCCACGTTCTCCAGGCCGATCTCCCCGTCTTCCCACGTCGTCACAGCCAGAGCCACCTTTTCCGGCACCCGGGGATGCCAGAAGGCGACAGCCTGGTAGGCCGGATCGGACAGAGGCTTGGGGCTGGTATTGTCCCGGTGGACGAGGCTGATCTGGTAGTCCTCGGGGAGCAGCACCCAGTTGGCCTCACCCCGGATGCGGTTGACGAAGTCCTCGTCTTCCCCCACCATGATGTCCCGGAATCCAGCCTCCCGCCCGGCTGAGGCCAGGTACGTGAGCGTGGCCCCGGTCAGGTTCCGGCTCCGCGTATCATACCTCCAGACGGATCTTCCGTCGGTGTAGAGGTGTCGCTCCACGCCGCCGATGACGATCCCGGCCCGGTTCATGGCCTCCAGGTAGGCCTCGATCCGTCGGGGATGGTAGATTTCGTCATCGTCCCAATGCGTGACGTAGTCCGTCTCCACGGCCCCGAGAGCGGCCTGTCTCATGGCCCCGATGGCAGCGTTCTTCTTGGCCTTCACGAAGACGAATTCGAGATCGGCCCACCGGAACAGGGACTGGGCAAGCGGGCTCACCACCACGAGCCGTTTCCGTCCCCAGCTCTGGGCCGCGAACTGGAAGGCAGCCCTCTTGGCCATCTCCGGTCGGTTCGTCACCATGACGGCTGTCACGGAGGGCTCGTGGGCTTGATGCTCCCGCAGCAGGTGCGTATGGGCCTCGTCTTGCGACTGGAAGTCCAGGCGGCAGTAGGGGCACTCCCACAAGGCGATGCCATGCCACTGTTTCTCGATCAGAGACCTCATCAGGGTTTCTCCAGCCGGACGTCGAATCGGAGAACGACGTGGGACTGATCCACATCCTCTTCCATCACGATGGCCTGCTCCAGGTAGCAGGTGATTGCGTGCCACCCTCCACTGGCCGGGACGGACTGCCCCTCCAGGAGGGCCGTGATCCTGTCAGCGATCTGGCTGGCCTCCTTGGATCCCCGATAGCGGGAGAATACGTGGATGTTGACGGTCGTTCTCCGCCCAAGACGGTCATGGCGGTTGTCGGCCAGCTCGTTCTTCTCGCCGATGACCACGTAGGGGAAACGCGGCGTAACTGAGTCCGGTACTGCCAGGTCATAGATCCCGGTCACTATCCCGGAGAGGACAGCGTCGCCCGAGAGGACTTGGTAGATTCCGGTCTGCACAGGCCACAGGCTGCTGCTCATACCGTCCTCCGTACCAGGTCCTCGATGTCTCGCCACTCCTGCTCGAAGTCGCGCCGGGCCTTGTCCCACGCCGGCGTGAAGTAGGGACGAGCGCGCAACCCGGCCTTGCCGATTTTGCGGGCGATCACGTAGGCCATCTTCTCAGGGATTTTGTGGCGGCGGCACCAGTCCCGGATGGGGGCCAGAGGCGGCATCTTCCCGCCCGGGCCGTGGATGTAGTCCGGGGGAAGCTCCCCCTTCCAGGTCGCCCGGCCAAGAGGCCCGGTGCCGAACTCCACGAAGGCTCCGTAGCCACAGTTGGTGGAGATCTCCCCGATCAGGCCTGAGCCGCCGAGAAAGTAGAACCGGATCGAGTTGCGCAGAACCCCCATGTCCACGGGCGCGGCGCGTTTGGCATCGTTCACTACCTGTAGGCCGAAGTCCTGGATGTCCCGGGCAGCCTGTCTACGTACGGTCTCGGAGATCCGGCTCAACCTGTCAGCCAGCTTGTCCAGGCCGTCCAGTTGGATCTTGATATTGCCCCGGGGTGCGCTCTTCATAGATTCTCCGCGCTGTCCTTGCCGATTTCCACCGCCGTGAGCCGGAGTTCTGCGCCCGCTTCCTCGGCGTTGGCCATGCCCTCGATGCGGAACCTCCGGGGGCCGTAGGCGATCACCATTTCGCTGGTGATGTCCGGGTCGTATCGCATCACGATCTGGTGGGTGGCCTGAAGGCCAGCCTGCCTCATGAACGCCGTCCGGGAGCTGGACAGCGGCGTGATGGATGCCCAAGCCTCCTTGACCGTCTGCCAGGCTGTGGCCACGCCGCCGCCCTCATCCACCGTCTGGGCTCGCCTCAGAATCGTGATGCGCCGCTTGAGGTCTCCTCCCCTCATCAAACCCCCCAGAGGACGTATGGGCGGAGCATTTCTATGGCCATCGGAGGCAGGACTGTAGCGCCTATCGAGGCCACCTGGGCGGCATACCTCGTCTCATAGCCCTGGCCCTCCCGATTCTCGTACAGATGGGCTGCAATCTGGAGGATGGCAGCCCGAACGGGAGCGGGAACGGCTGCCCGGGCCTGCGCCAGGTCGTCCTCCGTGGGAGAAGCCGGAAGGGACAAGTACCCGACTCGATACGTGGCGCGTACGGCCTCGTAGGAGCCAGTCAGACGGTTGGGAAAGCGCAGCACGTGTCCGGCCACGACGTAGGGATCCGTCGCAGCCACCCAGGAGCCGTCCTCCAGCCGTCCTTCCAAGCCGATAACGTCCAATACGGGCCGGCGATAGAGCGCCAGGCAATCCGTCCTGTAAGGAGCCTCGACTGCCTGCCTCACCGTCTGGTCTATCCACAGACGGCCCGTCACCATCTCGGCCATGGCCGTTGCGCTGGCCACGTAGCTGGCCAGGAGGCTGTCCTCAAGCGAAGAAGCTATACGGGAATTGGCCTTGAGTTCAGCCACCGTAACTGGATAGGTAGGAGGAGGGACGAGGATCTCTACGGTAGTCATGCTTCCTCCCCCGATGGGGAGGGGGCGCGGGAGGAGTCACGCCCCCTCACCCGGGGCTGGCTCACGCTGCGGGAGCGTGATTCGGGCTGCCGAGGACGGCCACCGCCCCGAAATCGGCGTTCGCCGTCCCGGTCTCCGTCCAAGCCAAGCGCACGTAGCGCTTGAACAGAACGGCCCCGATCTTGAGGGCGGAATTGGCCTGCCCGACTGCGTTGATGGCGGCAGAGCCGATGAGGCGCTCGGTCGGGATGTCGGCCATGTCGCTCCCGTCGCTAGCGTCCCCTTCCTGGACTTTGAAGGTGAAGTAATTGGAAGAGTCCGCTGCGGTCACGGTACCCACGAGGATCCCGAATGCGACCGAGCCGAACCCGGCTGCGTCCACCGTCACGCCCTGTCCGGTAGCCGTTACGGCTCCGTAGCCCTGGGCTCGCTGGATTTTCACGTTGTTTGCGATGTCATGCATTGTCAGTCCCTCCTCAGGTTAGCTGGCCACGCGCAGCTTCTTCAAGGCGTCGGCGATCACCACCTGGCCGCCGACGCGGCGCCGGGCGGAGAATTCCACCATGCCCTGGTTCTTGCTGCTGTAGGGATCCACCATCATGTCCATGACCACCCGATCCACGATCAGGTAACCGCGCCGGAAGTCCCCGAAGACGACCGGGAAGGCGTTGGCCGCCACCGCCGGCATATCGGGGCAGGTCAGATAGGGCCGATCCAGGATCGTCGCCGGCATCCCGTCGGCCTTGATGCCGGGCGCCCACAGGTAGTTATTAGTGGTGTCCTTCATCTGGCGGATGAGTTTGAGCGTGGAGCGGTTCAGCACCCAGTAGGCGTTGCCCAGGTAGGCCTCCTTGAGCTCGTAGTACAGGGCGATGAGGCTGTCCGCAGTGATCGCGGATGGGCTGCCGCTGTTCACCGAGGCCACATCCGGGTGGGTGAGGATCCCCTCGGGCTTGCCCACCCCGTTACCGGAGACAAAGGCGGCACCCTCGGTCACGCCGAACTGCTCCGCGAACTCCTCGCGCAGGAACGCTTCCAGGTCAAAGGCCGCGTCCTCCATCTCGGCCCGGGAGACCTTGGCCAGCGCATGCATCTCATGCAGCTTGATCTCTTCCAGGCCGAAGCTGGGATTCGTGGTCTCGGAGCGGGTACCCACCTCGGCCACCCAGGAGGCAGCCGCGCTCTGGGTGCGCTTGGGAATCTGCACCGCCGAGGCCGTGGTGGGCCGGACGGAGGCCACCATCCTGAGGTTGCTGAACTCCACCACGCTCTTCAGGATCTCCCGGACGTACTCCGGGGGAGCCAGATAGCCGCCGGCGGCATCGTTGCTCACCATCAAGGCCTTCTTCTCGTCCGGCGTCAGGACGTCCGAGTGCATGATAGCCCGGGCATCGTAGCCGGAGCGCAACGCCTTGAAGAACGCCTGCTTGGACGTCTGGGTGGTGGACTTGTCCGCGGCGGAATCAACCCCCTTGCGGAGGATCAGGCCGCGCAAGTCCTCGATCCGGTCTTCCAGCGCCTTCTGCCGGGCCTCGGCCTTCTCCTGCTCGGCCAGCTTGGCCTGGATGCGCTGCTCCCGGTCATCCATCTCCCTCTGGAGCCGCTCGATGCGCTCCTTCAGGTCGCCGGATGCCTGCCCGTATTGTTTCACTTCCTCCAAGAGCTGGTCGTTCACTCGCTTGAAGTCGGCGAACGCCTCATGGAGGATCTTCAGGTCTTCATTCATTCTCTCTCTCCTTGTGATTGCGTCGGCTCATCAGAGTGACGGCTAGCTGATTTCGACCAGAATTCGCCGAGCCCTGGCTTCCATGGCAAGTGCCAGCGAGGCGGCTTGCCGACCGTCTCCCTCGGCTGGGAGCGGCTCTCCGTCGGGAGTGATGATGTAGCGCTCATCGGCTCCCTTTTGCGGGAAGGGCTGATCGAACCTCTCGTACAATCTGCGGATCTGGCGCTCGATGGCGTCAGCATCGGACTGCCACGGCCCGGAGCCAGCTCCTCGTCCACCGCGCAGGGCGGCCAGAGCGGCCACCACTCCGCGAAAGACATACTTGGGCTCTCCACCGATGACCGAGGCCACCGGGAAGTAGTAGGATGCCAGCTTCTCGGGATCCTCGCTGTCCACCCAGAGGAAGCCCCGGCTGTAGCGCCTCCAGTCCTCCGGCCCCCACTCGGAAGGGTCGCCACCCACCCAACGCTGGAGGGAC